GGATGGAGCACAGATTATCTCTACTGATCAATCTACTCAGGCTCTACTCGCAGACATTGTTGTTTGGAGTGCTACGCTGCCAGCCCAAAACATTTTAGTGGGTGGCGTACATTTGCCGAACCCTGAATATGTGGATGCAAGATTAGTCAAAACTGTCAAAGTGTGGAAGATGTATGACTATAACGACGGCCACAGCCGTAGTGGAAATCATTTTGGTGACACATTTGGATTTATTAAGAATAGGTTTATAGTACCAGTGGGACAGCACACGACAGACTTGAACGACGTTTATGTTTTGCAAAACACTAAAGATAATTGGTTCTCAGACGATGCAACCGTAGATAATTTCAAGAACTATTTTGGATTCTTGAACTGTTCAGGCTTGACATCAAAAGATCTAGCTATCCTTGATAATATCATACAGGACGATGTACGACACACTCCATTCTTATGTGATCAAGTCATAGACTTAGGTATAGATGGGAAGATAGGTATCACAACCCCTACACAAATAGTGCCCATGACTACAACTTATAGTGCAGAGGAGGTGCGAGCAATCATCATCAAGCTGGTAAACAACCACAGGTGGCATGAAGATATGTTAGCCGCTCTGAGAGCTTGTAAGTATTGGTTAGCACAGCCAGCGACGGAGACGGTTGAAGCACACTGGTGGACACAGATACCACGTACCCTTTACCTTCCAAAGCTGGGTCTCAAGAGGGCAGCCATACACATATTGTTGCAAGAAGAGGGAGTATGCACCACCGCTGAGGCCATCCAAGCAGTAAGAAGTTTAGATACTGAGTCTGATTCTTTGATTATAGAATCCGTGTTCGCGAACACATGCTGGTATTGGGGAGAATATTTCACCATCTTCAATAAGAAAAACTTGATGGACTTATTGGTAGGTCTTTCCAGAGTGACAAACCTGACAGTAGATGAACACTATAGAGCAGATGCCATGTTCTCAGCTGTTATAGGTAGGGCCGTGCCAACTGGAGCACACTCATGTGTAGCTACAGTATGGACTGAACCGCTGAGAAGCTGTTATAATAAGCGTGTTCCATTTGGTACGCTTAATTTTCAGAATATTACAGATTATGGATATGATATTAGAGATAATTATATCTTGATGAACACTATAGTGGCACCTTCTTGTATTACATTAATAGCAGGACTAGCAGGTTCATTGATAGCAGGGACTCCTTATGGTTCTATTTATAATATCAGTCCAGGTGTGAAGAAGAGAAATGTACGTAGGGTAATGCAGGCTTTAAACTACAATGACCTCTGGGCACTAGGTGTACTATCCAGGTTTCAAGGTTACAATGTAAACTACCAGCACCCAACGCGGAATGGTAGACATACAATATACGCAGCTAATGACGTTAGTGTTGCTATGCCTCCAGTTACACCGAAAGATCTGGAAGAACCTAAGTCATATACGCTAGAAAGTATAGTTGCGCGAGATTATACTTTCGGGACAAGTACGGAATTTTGTCTACGTACCAAGACGACAGTGTATTGGTCACGAGACATTCCGTCTGCACAACTTGAACCTAATTGGAATGCACCTAGTGGAGGACATGTGTTAGCATTACAGTCAGGGATAACTGAAATCAGAGTAGCAACAGACGCGGGGCAACAGTATACCGTAGCTTTAGCTGCTGTGTATGATTTTGAGACGGCGGATTTTCGCGTGGAACACCTGCATGCAGGCGTACCGTTGCCCACAACCCAAGGAGTATTACCGTTAATCGAATCACAAGAAGACAAACCACCGGATCCTCCAGAGGAGCGACATGTGGAGGCGGAGGCGGGACCTCAAGTCTAAAACCGTTAAATAATAAACGTATGGCTGTGCCTATGTACTGTCTATCAAACGGAGATATTTTGAATGAAACTAGTTTCAGTGAAGCTAATTTTTTACTATATGATATATTAAATGGAGTTAACCTTAATGGTATTGTACACATACACATCCGAGGCAGGGCCGTTCCAGTTCTCGCATATTATTTGCCAGACCATGACTTCACTGTACTTTATATACATAATTCTCTACCTTTAAAGCATATGCCTAAGAGTGTGTTGCTTCGGTTGTCTCGACTGCAGTATGGCCCAGATCTTTTTCCTTACGGTCTTATCGACGATGTTGATGTATTAAGGCACGCTTTCTTTATTACTCGGAGCAGTATCAAACAGTATAAAGGTTCTCTGGAGAACTATCCTATAATACACTCCTGGATGACTGGCACTAGTGAGCCTCCTATCACTAAAATCTCTTCTTTACATCTACGACACTTAACCATCAAAGAGCTCAGAAAACTTGGGATCGGCTGGTTTGATCATAGAGCTAGGTTTATGTACCCATGTTTAGAGCATTTGGCCTCACTGGGAATGCATGAATCAATGTTTATAGGGTTTATAATTTGGGCAAAGTCACTTCCCGACATCGCCTGGCAATACATATCTTGCTCCGGTATTTGGCAGTGGAAGTTTGATAGTCTTGACGACTTTATTAAGAAAATTAAAAGCAAATTTACATTGCGACTCAAAGCTTTGCAGAATTTGGTCCCGTTAGATCTTAAGCCTTTTTTTGAAATGGAAGTCTTAGCAAATCGAGGTTTAGGTAGTGTTGATTGGCATAGTGAAAAAGAAAACCGAACACGACCCAACTTAGCTACTTTTGATGCCGAAGCCATTTTCCAAGAAGCCGGTAGTCTGTTTACGCGGATTAAGAATTTAGGTGGACAAGTGGATAATCTTAAATGGTCATCATATATCAACAAGCGATGGCAATGGGCACCGACTGGCGCTTATCACTCTCAATACGAAGAGGACCTTAAATATGTGGCCAAAGACAGTTTGAATAGACATAAGTTTTTTAGTCTCAACGCAATGCCTAAACCAAAGTTAGATGATTTACTATCACGGCCTCCAGAAATAAGAGCTTGGCCTTCTGTTAAGTGCGAATGGACCAAGATGCGGGCCATCTATGGTGTAGATGCGACAAATTTTATACTCACTGGGTTTGTATTTGGTGACTGTGAGCGCGTACTGTCACAGCTATTTCCTATAGGGCCCGGTGCTGAAGAAAGTAACGTTAAAAATACTGTACGTGAGATAATGCGTAATGGAGTACCCTACTGCTTTGATTTCGAGGATTTTAATTCTCAACACTCAGTGGCGAGTATGCGAGAAGTATTGAAAGCCTATTTTTCAGTTTTTGGTAAGAGAATGTCTGTCGAGCAGCGGAAGGTGTTTCCATGGAT